CCATATCTTCAATCATTAATTCAATGGCACGCTCGACAGTAGCCCGAAGCGTAGGCCTTAGCGGGTGCTTGGCTGCAACATCGCGCAGCCTTGCCAGAAGATCCCTATCGACCCTCATCATAACAACGTCCTTCATCAATTGATCCTTACCGTTGTGTATCCAGAACGCTTTCCAGTCATAGTGCCAACCATGTCCGGCGTGATTTCCTTGCCGGGATTGTTGGGTACATTGCTGATTGTCATCTTATGTTCGCCGCACTTGACGGAAGCCTTGTCCTGCGATGTGTTCATAAGCTCCAGCTTGGCACGAGCCTTCATCAGAAGTATGCCCTTGGCCTCGTCGGCGCGGGCTACTGCGTCCTTCTCATCCTGCTTGGCAGTCTTATAGTCCAAGAAGAGCAGTGCGTCTCCGTCATCAAGGACAATATCACTCTTAGGCAGCGTCCCCATCAACTTCGTAATCGCGTCCACATCGGTCGTGTAATCCGGATCAGGCTCCTTACCTTCATCAATCGATTTCCAGAACAGCTTGATCTCATGCTTGATAGCATCAATGATGTTATCGTTGCGCGGGATCTTCATGCGGCGCGGCTCGTCATCGATCAGGGCCACAAGCCATGCGTGATCCGATGTCGTGCAGGCCAGCTGGTGCTGCACCTGAAGCAGATAGTTCTCAGGCGCTTCATCGATCTCTTCACCATTATAGCGCCAGCCATAGCCACGCGCAGACCACTTGATCTCGACGGGCGCTCCAGTGTGCGCGATATAATCGAACGATGCACCCATGCCGGGACAGTCATCGACCGTGTAATAGTCATTGACCTTTGTCAGCTCCATCGACCAGCGGTGCGCAGCCCAGTTGGCAATGCCGCTCTCAAGAAATGTCCCAGCTTGCACAGCCTTATTGCCTGAGATGTCCTCCGGCGGCAGCTTACCAGCCTTCTCCATCCACAATTGCCAGCGGCTTGAATAGGGTGACAGCCCAAACAATGCAGCAATATCGCTCCCACCAACGTGCTGGGAACGCAACTCGTGCCAGTGCTTCTGGTCACGTACATTTATAATAGCCATGTTATTCACCCCCTCCGTATAAACTTAATGATAAGCCGTGATCTTGCAGGATTCCCTTGAGTTCGTTCAAGGACTTCCGGCCAAAGTTTGGGATGCGAAGCAGCTCAGCCTCTCTGTATTTGCAAACGTCATCCAGTGTCTCAAGGTTCTCATTCCGCAACGCATTGGCGATCCGAACTGATAGCTCCAATTTATCGATGAGAATCCCCCTTGATTGATATGCTTTAACGTATAAAGCAGCATCGCTATCTTTCGGGATAATCTCATCATTTCTATGCTTTAATTGCACCGCGATAGTATCAGCCAGCGTGGCCAGAGAGCTCCTCAAATCTGAGTTTTCACTCTCCAGTCGTGCAATAATGTAATGTTGTAACTCAAGCCTCTGCGATCTCATGTTATCGAGGATTGACTCAAAAAAATTGGCACGATTGCGCCAGTATTCGAGCGTAAACTCTAATTCTCTAGCCATTTATTTTCTCCGGTTATGGCCGTATCTAGTCGGCCTACACATGGCATACAGATGTCTACGAAGTTATGTCAAGCCCTTTGTAAACATCTTCAACAGATCGGGCCAATATGTATATTCCGCCGCGCTTTTCCCACGCACTCTGCCATGCTGCTTGAGCAAGGCGCTGCTTTCCCTTCTCAGTCTTTACCTCGATAGCGAACGCTCGGCCCGGTGTTATAACGCCAAGCAGATCAGGCGTCCCTTCAGGTGCAGACTGAATCACACGGGCTCCACCGTCCAGCGGTCGGAACTTACCCACGTTGATGCGGAACATCATGATGTCCTGCCTCTGGCCTAGAGCGAGTCGAATCTCCTGCTGGATTGCGGCCTCACTGGCCATGCCGCGCTTCTACCCTGTAGTCCTTGGCTACCAAGCCGTCCTTGCCGTTGATCAAAGCAGCCTCGACCCAACCCCGCTTACCTGATTTGTAAGTCCTCCAGTGTCCGCGCCGCAGATGCGTTACAGGAGATGCGTGCGTTCCACCCTTGGATTCGGTGTAAACCTTACGCTTCCCGGTGATCGTGATGATCTTATAGGTAAACAGCGGCGGCTTGCTGCGGAGCCTTCTCAGTTTCTGCGCTTGAGCATCAGGCTTTTGATCGACAATCTCAGTCTCATACTGGGACATAGCCAAGCAGAAGTCGATATAAACTGAGAACTCTTGATTGATGTTGCCCATCTCAATTACAGCGTATTCCTCTAGGGTAATGGGCATTTTTGTGGACGCAAGTGCATTACTCCAACCCTCGCTATAGCTGATAACGTCGTCGTCCGCGATACGCCTCGGCTTCGTCCTACTCAAAGAAAAATCTCGACCGTATTTGAGCCGCCAGCATATAAGGGGTGGATGCCACACATCATATGCGTCTGAGTAATAGGCAGGAAACAGAATGACGCCATCATCGTCATCGACGGCCATCACTAAACGCTTGGTAGATGGTGTTTCTCCGGGCTTCAGGGTGCCGCCACCTTCTGGGTACTCTATCACAGTTACAGGAAACGGAGGCCGCAGGATGTCGGTATCAATGGCCACCATATCTCCCTCTTTCGGCAGGATAAATCCTCCGTGCGGGAGCGCAAAGTGAATTGCGTGGCGCTGAATGCGCCTTCTAATCTGATTGTAATACGATGCGCCCTCGCGGTTGACCTTCACATACTTCTTTAGGTCATCACAAAACTCATCTGAAAAATAACCAATGCTCATTGTAAAGTCTCCCTCTGCCCATCGTTGTCCAACTGCTCCAGTGCCGCCTCAGTGGCGGCCATCATGGCGGCAAAACATAACCGGATGCTAACGTCTCCGATCTTCCGGTCTTCATGCCACTGATCGATCACATGCAGCATCTCAAATGTCAGCGCATGGATCAGCGATAGCGGCACAACTACCGAATGGAACTCTTCGTCTTCCCCGCTGTCATCTTCCATATCGATGCCCTCTCTTCTGCCGTCAGGCCATTGGTTGTCTGAGCGTCACGCATACCTACCTTTTTGGCAAGGCGTGATGCCTCTTGCCCGCAGATAACATTGAACGCCCACTGCGTCGGGTTATTGTAGCCGCGCTTGCGGGCCACACTGGCTAGAACCCTGAACTTCTTCTGCATCATATCTTCAGCGGTTTCAGCTTCAGCTTCGCCATCTCGGCGCGTCTCAACCAGATCGCCATCCACATGCTTCACGGCTCTGGCCATGATAGGATAAACGTGACCGCACATAGGGCATGTCGGTGTCGGCTTATGAACCGCGAAGCAAGCGGTGCATGTCCGCACAGACACAACCTTATCGTTACTCTTGCCGTTGTTCGCAACGAACCCATCAGCAAGGCTCCAGTCCCTGTCATCGTCAATGAAGCCGTGCCTTGCGGTGTTGCCGGCATGATCAAGGATGATTGTCTTCTCCTTGTCAGGGTGCGGCCTGATCGCTCGACCGCACTGCTGCAGGAACAGGCCAAGAGATTTCGTCGGGCGCAACAGGATCGCGACCTCAACGGACGGGAGATCGAAGCCTTCGCTCACCAGATCGCAGCTCGTCAGGATCTGAACACGGTCTTCCTCGAACGCTTTCAGAACAGCATCGCGCTCAGTATCATCCATGCCACCGTCAATGTGGCTGGCTGCATAGCCAGCGTTGCGGAAGTCCTCGGCCACATCCTTGGCGTGCTTAACGCTCACGCAGAACGCAATTGCCTTCTTACCATCCGCATACTTGCCATAGTGCTTGACCGCACTGCCCGTGATGATCGGCTTGTCCATCGCGTCTTCCAGCTGCTTTGATACGTAATCGCCCATGCGCGTGCCCACAGTGCCTAGATCCGGTGTGCTTGGTGCATAGACCACAGCGTGCGATAGAAAGCCCTGAGCGGTCAGCTCTGCGACCGTGGGGCCCATTACCATGTCATCGAACATCTGCCCCATGCCCTTGCCGTCAAGGCGCTCAGGCGTAGCAGTAACACCCAGCACACGGGCAGACGGGAAGCCAGCAACAACCTTGCCCCAGCTGCTGTCCGGCGTAAAGTGATGCGCCTCGTCGCCAATGATTAGGTCGAACGGCTTCATCGTCTTCATGCGCCGCACTAGCGTGAACACGGATGCCACCACCACATTGGCAATAGGAATACCCGGAGTACCGCCAGCTAGGATAGCGTGAGACACGCCCACTTTCTTCAGTGCGCCGCTGATTTGCTTGAGCAGCTCACGCCTGTGCGCCACGATGAGGATGCGCTTGTTATTCTTCGCCATGCCCGCTGCGATGTAGCTGAAGATCACCGTCTTGCCCGATCCCGTAGGGGAAACGAGCAGGGTTTTCTTGTGCCCACTGCGAAAGCTGTCGCGCACAGCCTGAACGGCTGAGTCTTGGTAGTCTCTAAGCTGAACCATATGTTTCCTTTAATGGCAGACTGCCGTCGCCCCGGCCTGCCAGCAGGGTTCCAACGTGCCTTAGGGGTACGACCGACGTAACTTGTTAATCGCAATCTCTTTGCGGGCCTTGGCAATGCTGCGCTCTAAAAGAATCTCAAAATCTTCTTCATCAGTATTTTCGTACAGATCAACAAGAATATCAGAGAGTGGGAATGGCTTGCTAAAGCTATCATCTTCGTCAGAAATCCAGCCTGAAAGCTCAACCTCGGCGTCAGGTGAGAGTTCTTTCGTCTCTTTATCATGACGAGGCGTCAAAGCCATAATTTCAAGATCTTCCAGCATATCTTTGGCAAAGGATTCGTAAAACGGCCCAACAAAATCAGACCATTCAGGCTCCCAATTAAGTGTAAGGGAATTAACAACGCCCTTCATCAAAGCGTCATACATCTTTTCTCTGCTGCTCATATCTTATGTTCCTTTTCCCTTACTCTGCCCGCCAAACTTGCGTGGATGTCTTGATGTCGGTCGGCCAGCCGCTGTCCTCAGTGAAGCTGCGCTCCTCGAACAGAACCATATTCGTTGGTCGAATCAGCAGCCGGTCACCCGTTGTTCGCATGAACATGAACTCTTTACTCTGTTCTGGTGCTGCGCTGAATCCATCACTGTGCGGACAGGCGGTGAACAAACAGGTCGCTCGGTCTTCGCCGTAGTCGTAACGCGCCTCTAGATTTACGAGATACTCGTAACGGATGACATCGAACTCTGTGCCGTAGCAGTCCCAGCAAGCCGCCTGCTGCAATGTCCACGAAGGCTCCGGCGTTGCGCTGAATGCCAGTGCATGGGGCGGCACGTTCCGATAGACCGCGCCACATTCCAGCATTATGTGGCAACCCCACGCTCGATCTGGCTCAGACCTTAGGGCAAACCAGACCGCTGGCTCAAAGCCCTTGCCGTCCCTGTGAATGAATGCACTGTCAACGTGGACATAGAGATGGTGCGGTAGGTTTCTGCTGCTCACCCCCACCAATCCTCTTCCATCTCTTTGCGTTCTTCTGCGGTTATCTTTGGCTTTGTTGCCATCAGGTAGGCAGTTAGGGCCAACAGCCCCATGACCACAAAAAATAGTGGTGTGTCATTGCTCATGTGCCTTACCTCCGGCGCTTGATAAAGCGGCCAGTCTTGGGATCACGCATGATAGCATTGCGCTTCCAGTGGTTGGCGTCATTGACCGCCTCCCACAACAGGAACAGGGTAAACATTTGCACGCCAAACATTATGGCAATTAAGACTTCACAATAGTTCATTACAATTTCCCTTTCTTTAATTTCCTATATCGGCATTCTACGGAAGCAATCGTTAGGCCCATTTGCTCGGCCATGTAGGCGGGCCTTAGGCCATGCTGGAAATACTCCAGCAGCTGAGCATCCTTCTCAGGTGTCCATACTAGTCTCGGCATTCTATTTTCCGCAGTAGATCACTAAGCTCCGACAGGGCGCCAAGGATGCCAACTGGTGGATCTACCTCTTGACTCATGTAGAAGTTAACGAAGTTGCTATGAATATCGATACGCCCTTGGATGATGCCCACAATGCGGGCGCACTCTTTTTCTGCTTCTTTCACTTACCCTTGTCCTTCAGGTGATCGCACTCTTCGATCTGTATGCTGATCAAGTCGCTTATCACTGTGCCAACATTATCCCGCAGCCATGACACAATGCGGGCGCGCTCCATCTCAGCGCCGCGCTCCATAGCGCGCTCAAGAAATTGCGGCAGATTCTGGCCGGACACATACAGCTTCCCGTCAATGTCCATTGCCTCGACAATCTCACTCATAGCGCCAGACCCGAACACCACCATCGGACTCACGGGCAATGAACTTCTTGCTATTGCGGCGACCTGCATGGGACGCAGTGCTGCTCATCGAGCGAAGCGCAACGTCCTTAACAAAGAAGCTCTGGCCTACATCCAGCTGCGACCAAGGGTATTTCTCTCTGCGACCATTGTGCTGCCGCGCAGCAGGGATTGCGTGTTCATTTTCAATTTCAAAGCTCATACTATTCTCCGTTCATCTTATATATATTACACATTCATCAATGCAATTCAACTTAGAAGTTACGCCTACGCCGCTCTTCTTTCAACAGCCTTTCAGCAGTATCCAAGCTAATGCCAAACGCAGCTGTGATATGGTGCGGACGCTTGCCCAGAAGCGTAGTGTCTGGCCAATCGCGGATGATCCTGAAGGCTAATTCCTCGCCTTCGCGTTTGTTCTTTATTCCCATATTCCTACTGGCCACTCCTGCTTAGGTAGATAAATTGCCCGTGACGTTGCGCCGCCGAAGCGAACACTATCCGTGCTTCTCTTTGCGTATGGGTGACGCAACAAAACGCCAGACCAACCCTCGAAATAGACAGACGTTTGCATGATCCGGTTCATGGACTGGATGCTCTGGCCTATCCATACGCCCGTGACACTTCCGTGTTCACGCTCGATCTTCATTCCATAGCGCGCAAGAGTCGCCTCCGCTACCTTCAACCGAACGTCCGTTGTATCATCGCGGGTAAAGCAAACAACCAGCAGCTCACCAATCGTGCGATCCTGCGCACCATTAACAGTCTCAACTCGGATCATGCTACCCACGATATGATGCAGCAGGGAAACGTCTTCGCGCTCTGACTTCACCTGCATGAACTCATCAAGGTTCACCGTGTTCAGGTATTTCTCGCACTGCTTCAGGTCTAACCGCTTCGTGCTATACAGGCTATGGCATCCAGCCATCAGCGTCCCCAGCTGATCACCAATACGGCGGTTCGCCAGCATAACGGCAATCGTTTCCTTAAAGATCTCCACGTTATGACGCAGCGTAAACAGATTGTGCAGCTGCCTCGCCACCAATCGCTGCGGCATATCATCAGGGATCTCCGATGCAAGGCTCAGGAAGTCCTTGAACTCTAGCTCTTTCTTCTTGCGCTCGTCATAGCTGTAGCTCTCCAGCGGCTTGATCGTCAGCACTGCCGTTCTGGAAAGGTCAGCCGCTTCCTTCAGGCCAACGCCAATCGATGACATCAGGAACGATGACCGCATCGTAAACGTCTGTGCGCTATGGTTCGCAGAGCCCTTCATAATACGGCCACGCCCCTCACTCGAAGCCTGACGCATCAGATCCATAACAGCCTTACGACGCGCCTCGTTTTGCTGCTTCTGCTTATCGTCACCCTCGGCCTCATCAAACACCACAGGCATAGCATCATTACGCAGCAGCTGACGGATACCAGCCTCAGTCGTTGCCCCTATAGGATAAATAGCCAGATCCCCAAGGCACGCGCCAGCAATCTCATTCACAATCGTTGACTTACCCGAACCCTGATTGCCCGTTACCCATGCGTGCGTTCGCCATTGCAAGCCACCGCAAACAACAGCGGTCGCAATCCAGCCAGCCAACAGGTCGCCATAGATCGGCGCATCCCAGCGCACCTTGTTGCATAGCTCACGAATCATACGGCCATCGTCGTCGCTTGCTTGTGCATTATAATCATCGATGTTTAAGATCAGATCGACATTCTTCTGATAAATCCAGCGGCTCTTGAAGCGCACAAACGGAATCTCTCGCGTCGCGGCGTTAGGCCTACTCACCACCAGCTTACTACCAGCGTTCATCACGGCGCGATCAACGCCATCCTCGGCCTTGTCTATCCAGATACCGCGCCCACGCAGCCGCTTGGGATCATAGACCCCCAGCTTATGGCAGCTATCCATGATCTGTATGCCAGCCTGTATCCAATCAACGCCCTTGCCATCAGGTTTACCCTGCTGGCTACCCCAGTGCGCTACGCTACCAAAGATATTTACACAGCCCTTCTGACCCATCAGGCGGTCGGGATCGAATATCTCCACCTGACCACGCTGCTGCGTCTGCAACATAAACTTGTTGTTGTCATAGCCCAGCGGTCGCCACTCGCGATCCGCATCCTCGTCATAGTCTTTAATCTCTTTTTCTTTAACGGGCTCATCCAGAACAGCCACAGCAGCACGCTTCAGCTCTCGGCGCAGCAGTCCCGTAATGTTCTCCGCCTTCACCTTAGCTGGCAGCTCGTCGCCCAGATCCCAGCCGTCAGGAAACGCAGGGCTTAACCCTACAATCGATACAGGCACAGCGTGTCGCGCTAGAATGTTCTGTATCTCCAGCGCCGCTTGCGCCCCAGCGCTATCATTGTCCGGCCAGACAACAACACTATGCCCCTCCAGTATGGCCCAGCTGGTCTGCTCCACAGCGTTCGCGCCACCCTGCCATGTCGAAACAACCCAGCCCTCCGGCAGATACTGCGGCGCTGCATCAGCGGCCTTCTCGCCCTCGACAATCAGCACAGGCGCGCTCGGCGCGGACGCAATCATATCACTGTTATAAAGGGGCCGATTCGGCCCGAAGCCTGAAGTGATATATTTCTTGCCGTCCCAGACAATCGGTCGGATCTCCTTGCGCTTGCCTTCCGGATCCCAACGCGCCACCGCACCAAAGGCAGAGCCATCAGCAATCCGGTATATCCACATAGAGTCCGGCTCACCACCCAGTGCAGCCTTCAGCTTCGCAGGAACCTCAATGGGCTCCGGCATGGGCGTGACTATGCTCGGTGTGTCGGTTATGTCCTCGGCCTTGACCGCCGTCAGGTCTATCTTAC